CGGTTCAACGTCACCGCCAACACGGTGGTCTATCTCGTCGGGCTCGGGCCGACCACGACCGCGACCGGCTACATCTCCGCGCGGCGAGCGGCGCGATGACCCTCCTCTTCGTCTCCCGCCGGACCCTGACACATGGTGCCGCCATGGGCGCGATGCGTCGTTCGTCACGGCTGGCCCTGGTGTTCGAGCACGTCTATTACGGACCCGTCCTGGTAGCCACCATGCTGGACGCGGACGACCAGCCGACCGATGATCCGGAGCTGGCCTCTTCGCTGGTCTCTTCGCTGCCCAGCGGCGAGTGGCTGGTCACCTGCGCCTGTCCCAACTGCGGCAAGCTTCGCGAGGTCAAGTCGGGAGTGCATTGAGCCATGCCCAGCGAAAGTAAGAAGCAAAGGGTGGCGATGCAGATCGCCAAAGCCGGCAAGTCCAACATCGGCATTCCACCGAGCGTCGGCGCTGATTTTGTCGCTGCCGACAAGAAGAAATCCAAGGCCCAGCTCGACAAGCTCCCGCTGCGCAAGGGAGCTCCTACCGCTTCAGCCCCGGAAACCTACCGGAAACCTACCGGAAACTTACCGGAAATTTAAAGGAGCACCGTGATGGCGACAGGACCCCGTAAGGCCAGGGAAACTTACACGCCTGCGACGACGCCCGCGGACAACAATTACTGCCCGCAGGGCTCCACGTTCGACGACGCTTACAATGGCGATCTGACGAATTTCGATACGACCAGGGACCCGTTCGAAGAACGGGACGCCCGCGTCGAGGCGACCCGCAAGGAATTCGGCAAGGGCATCCCCGCAGGAGATGGTCCCGCGCTGTCGTCAGGACATGATTTGGATTAGATGTGCCGCCACGTTTTGCGGCGTATGATTTGCCAGATAGTTTGCTGGATCACCCCGCCGGCGGCGTAACAGGAGTAACTGCGGCAGGTAAGACCCGTTAGGGTCAGGGACAGCAGTGATGTTGCAAGCATAGCAGGATACCAATAAATGGCAAGTGGTGGTATCATCGACTACAAGCCTGCGCCGACCATTAAGGCGTTTATAAAAGACTACCGAGTATCTGGCCTGTTTTATTCTTGGATTATTGGCCCTGTTGGTTCTGCTAAAACTACCGCTTTATTTTTTAAACTTATTTACATGGCCGGTAAACAAACTCCTGGTCGTGATGGTATCCGCAGAACGAAGGCAGTTATTGTCCGTAATACTTTGCCGCAACTTAAGGATACGACGTTAGCTAGTTGGAATTATTGGTTTAAAGATGGGGTGGCGGGGACTTGGAATGCTACCGACAAGATATTTACATTACGCTACGGCGACGTAGAGTGTGAAGTTCTGTTTCGTCCTTTGGATACACCTGATGACGTGCGCAGGGTTCTTTCGCTCGAGATAAATTTTGCAATTTTGGATGAGTTTGTCGAAATTCCAAAACAAATTGTCGATGCCTTAAGTGCCCGGCTTGGCCGCTACAAGCAGCCGGAGAGCGCACCAGTTGACATTTGGGGGATGTGGGGCAGCTCCAATCCTGGCACCGAGGACGTATGGTGGTATGACTACCTGCACGGTCCCGCCGTGCGGCGCTTCAAGCGCCTGCCGGGACAGCTCGTTCCAAGTCTCGTGCCCGACAGCATAGGCGACGCGGCCATAGCCCAGGGACGAACTTCGACTACCTTGGGCCCCTCGCTGGAGCCGATCGCGACTTACTACCACCAGCCCGGAGGGCTCACTGCCGACGCCGAGAACCTTGAGAACCTCCCGGGCGGGCAGCAGTATTACCGGGACGCGGTCACCGGCAAGAGCGACATCTGGGTCCGTCAGTTCGTCGATGCCGAGTGGGGCTTCTCGATCGCCGGCAAGGCGGTCGTCCCCGGATTCCGTGCCGATCTCCACGTGGCTCTCCCGAACACTCTCCAACCCAATCCTTATTTTCCCCTCGTGGTCGGTCTTGACCCCGGCATCACTGGCAGCGCCATGGTTCTCGGGCAGCAGGACTACGACGGGCGGGTGAAGGTCTTTGCCGAGTTGGTGCAGGAGGGTATGGGGGCGGAGAGATTAGTCAAGGAGCGGCTGCAGCCGGTCCTGCGTAATCGGTTCCCCCAAGTGACACGTGTCATCGTGGCGGCCGACCCGGCGGCCGCGTCACGCACCCAGACCGACGAGCGGACGGTGGTCAAAATCTTCAAGCAGCACTACGACGTCGACGTCGAATCGAACAACCGCCTGCCCCTCCGTCTGGACGCGATCGATTATTACACCAGCACACTGGTCGAGGGCCGCGCGGCTCTTCAGATCGATCCATCGTGTCAGGTTCTTATCCGCGCGCTCAAAGGCGGTTGGCGCTACGCTGCTGACCTTAAGCGGGAAACGCTTAAGGGGCATGATCCCGAGAAGAATGCCTACAGCCATCCGGGAGATGCCTTCGGTTACCTTTGTCGGTTCTTCCATCGTGACCGCCAGCGCGAGGCGCGCTACCGTCTCCCACAGGGTAGTCTTAGCGCTCGGCGTCAGGCACCATGGCAACGGCAGCCGGAGCGCAATTCCTATCACGTTCGTTAAAGAAGGTGCCCCCATGTCTTGTGGTGTAGGATGTTGCAAAGGGCTTGGAAGCTGAAATCGTACTGAGTAGCTAATGGCTAATGCGCCGCCAACGAGTGAGCCTCCACTCAATACAGCTAAAGGGTTTCCCGATCCGGCACTCAAGCCGCCGACGCTGGATATTCCTACGCCTATTCCTGGTAAGTCGGTTGCTCCGGGAAGTGACCCACCGGTTAAGAAGATTTCCTCCGAGGCGCTACGCACGCTCGGTCAGCGCTTCAACCAGATGTTTATGCAATACGTGAGTGACCGGCGCATCACCGAGCTGCGCTGGCTCGCCAACCAGCGACAATATCTCGGGCTCTACGATCCTGAGGTCGAGCAGAGCTTCAGCCCCAACCGTTCCAAGGCTTACCCCAAGATCACGCGCACCAAGTGCATCTCGGTTTTGGCGCGGATTATGAATCTCATGTTCCAGGGCAACGAGCGCAACTGGGAAATCCATGCCGCGCCCTGGCCCGACATCACTGCGGTCGAGGTGAGCGACGCGATCAAGCTGGCGAAGGAGAAGGACGATCTAGCTGGGGTGTCGCCACCCGATCCCAACGATGCCTTCGCTTTCAACAACTACGTCATGGAAGCGCTCGATCGATACGCGGACCTGCGCGCCGATAAGCTCAGCACTCTGATCGACGATCAGCTTCAGGAGCTGGGTGGGCATCAAGCTCTGGATTATGTCGCGCTCAATCGCGCAGTGCTCCGCAGTGGCATCATCTATGGTCTCGGCGTGCTTCGAGGACCGTTCGTGCGCCGGTCAGAGACCGTGACGTGGAAGGTGCAGAAAGCGCCGCAGCTTTTGCAACTCCCACCCGGTGGCGCTCAACCTCTGTCACCCCCGCAAGCTGAGCCGGGCAATGGCGGAACATCACCTCCGCCACCGATGAACGGAGGCGGCAACACTCCTGGCATGGGCGCGCCTATGCCGATGAATGGGGGTGGTGGTCCGCCCCCGGTGAACGGTAGTGGCGGGCCACCACCAGCGCCTGCGCCGATCGTCAAGCCGATCAAGCAGGTGACGTTCAAACCCTATTTCGAGTTTCTCCCGGTCTGGGATTTCTACCCCGATCTCAGCGCAAAAACCCTGCAGGGTATGGACGGTTATTTTATTCGCCACGTCATGTCTCGCACGCAGGTTAAGGAGCTGGGGTCACGTCCTGATTTCTTCGCCGACGTTATTGATTCTTACCTCGCACGCTTCCCGTTGGGGAACTACCGCGCGCAACAGTTCGAGATGGAACTGCGGGCGATGGGCGTGAAGGTTAATGTCAACGAGATGAAATCGGAGACGATGAAATATGAGATCATGGTTTGGCATGGCCCCGTCGATGGAATGCTCCTTCAAGAAGTCGGCGTGGAAGTTCCTGCTGACAAACTCTCTGATTACATCGACGCCGAAATATGGATGCTTGAAGCCAATGTCATCGGTGCGCGGCTCAATCCTTGGGAGGACCTTACCAAGGAAATGCCGTCTGTTCCTATTCCTCCGATGATCCACACGTTCCTCTTCGACGAGGACGATACGAGCCCGGTCGGTTTTGGATTGCCGCAAGCAGTCCGTGACTCTCAGATGATGGTCTCTGCCGCGACACGCATGCTGCTCGATAACGCGAGCGTCGTGTGCGGACCTAACCTCGAACTCAATACTGACCTCTTGCGCCTTGATCAGGACCTCTCCGCTATCTCGGCTTATAAAGTCTGGTATCGCGAAGGCTCCGGGCCCGAAGCTCAGTGGCCGGCAGTGCGCAACGTGAGCGTTGATGCGCATCTGGACAGCTTGTTGAAGATCGTCGAGCTTGGCCTGCGCTTTGCGGACAGCGAGACGTTCGTCAATCCGGCCACCGGTGGTGACATGGACCGTGCGCCATCCGAGCCGATGCGCACGGCGGCTGGCGCAAGCATGCTGCGCGGTGAAGCGGCGCTGCCGTTCAAAGATGTCATCAGATCATTCGATACGTTCACCCAGTCCGTCATCAACTCGATGGTGCTCTTCAATCGGGTGTTCAATCCGGACCAAGCGCCTGACGGTGACTATGACGTCGTCGCGCGCGGAGCCACCAGCCTCATGGCCAAGGAGCTGCGGGGCATGCAGGCGGATAGCTTGGTGAACACGCTCAAACCCGAGCAGATGATCCACGTCGATGAGCGCAAGCTAACTGAGGCTCAGGTCAAGGCCCGCGACATGGACGACATCCTGGTGACCGAGGACGAGGCGGGCCGGCGACAGGCGGCCGCGGCGCAGGACCAGCAGGAGAGCCAAGCGCAGCAGCAAAAGCTCATGGAAGCTAATCTGCGCAAGCTGCTGTCCGATGCGTTCAAGAACATCGCACAGGGTCAAAAGAACACAGCGAATGCTGATGCGCAGCTCGTCGAGACGGCGCTGGGTATCTTAGAGAAAGGCATGCAGGATGAGCTTAGTGGATCAGCTGGTGCTGCCGGGGGTGCCCCACAACCAGCGCAACCAGCCCTCTCAGGCCCGCCAGGAGGAGGCGGCCTTACTCAAGCACTTGCATCAGGCACGCTCGGAGCCGGGGGTCCTGGCGGTGCGCCACCTCCTCCAGGTCCGCCTGGACCGATGCCACAGCCAGCTGGTCAAGGCGGCCCTTAATGATGTAGCGTTGTTACAAGGCGAAGCTCGCACGCTCCTGAAGCTTTTGAGTGATCTATCGGGTGAACGTGTGACGATTGAGTAGGAGAATGATCCATGGCACGTGCTCCGCGCGCCGCAGCTGTTGCGGCATCTGAAGCCGCCGCACCGGCACCAGCACCTGTCGCCGCTCCCCCAGCTCCGGCGTTGGCTGTGCCGCAGCCAGTGCCAGCTACGCCGGCACCCGATGAAGCCGAGCAACCCGACCAGTTTGATTTAGCGTTCGCCGAAGCCGCGGCTGCTGCGGTTGCCGAGATAGATTCGGCAAGCCCGGCACCAGCTTCTGCTGCGGTCGCGCCACCCAAGAAATCATCCGTGCCCAAGCCGCTGGCGGTCGAGCTCGAGCCGGCTGAGGCTGCGGTGCCGGCTCCGCCCGTCGAACCTTTGGCACCTCCGCCGGAACCAGCTGCACCAGCGCCGCAGCTGCGGACGGAG